ACCATTACCCAGTCTTTTAAATCCATTCACAACACCATTCAAAGCCGACCTTGGTAGAGATAAAATCCCTGTTCTTAGCCTATTAATTCCTCCTGTTACAGCCTGCCTTGCCGAATGTCCAAGCGAAGTCATACCTTGCCGAATCCTTGAAACAGCAGTACTCGGTAGAGATGATAGTGCAGTTCTTATGCCCGTCAACCTCTCTCTAAGTCCTATGCTCTCTCTTGCTGTCTCCCTCAGGGCGTTACCTGCAGGACTTATGCCACTACTAACTCCTTCCGCTATACCTCTTGTTGCATCACCTGCCCCTTGCATAGCATTATCAAGTTCTCTTACAGCATTCGCTGCACTTAGCGCCTCATCATTTATATCGCTAATTTGACTACCGGCAGATTCAAGGCCGCTTTCATTAGTTTCAAAAGTAATTCTTATAACATCTTCTCTAATTACAGCCAATCTGTCACCCCCTATTTTCTTTCATCAATTTTATATAGTAATCAAGAGCAAAGTTTGCTTCAGAAACTTGATTCGGAGTCATTTGGTAAAATACTGTATTAAAGTCCATGCCCGCATCTAAAACCAGTCTCCAATAAGCCCAATTTTCGGTAGCTCTACTTCTTAGCTGGCTTTTCGTCAGTCTTCTCTCGAAAGTGTCCTCTCATAACACCTGAAACAAAGTTGGTCACTTCCTGAAGATCCTCTTGAGTCTCAAAATCATCTATATCCATATCCTTTGGCTCAACCAAACCCATTTTTAAAACATTCTCTGCCAGTAACTTTGTTGATGTCTGTCCGTTTTCAAATGTAGATTTGTCTACGCAATTCAACCAATTTGAAATCCCTGAAAACTGTGCTACATATTTGATTCCCTTAATTTCTTTATCTACTTGATAACTCTTAACCATACTTTCACCTTTCTAAATAAAAAAGAGAGCTGAGGCCCTCCATTAATTATCGATCTGTATAATCTAATACCTGTATTTCAAACTCTCTATCTGAAAGCTTTTCGCCAACCTTATTATCTGCCGGCTTCTTCATAAATGCCTTGGAACCACCGGTTTTCTCATTTGTTGCCTTATTTACAACCCAAATCGAGAATATATCTGTAACATCAGCCATTTTCTTAAGTACCTTTAACTGTGGACTTGTTGCCTGAACTGGTACCTTTATGGTTCCGTTTCTCTTTGCACTTTCATTTATTACCACATCACCTTGGAATCCTGTTGAAGCCTCAGCAAAATCATTATCCGCAGAGCATTCAATATTATCTTCCCCAAGTCCTGTAATGGCAAAAGTTCCAAAAGCCTTTGATGTGATAGTAATAGTCACATCAGACGGATTATAATTTCTAATTTCCATGTATTACCTCCTATATAGTTGCTGTACCGTTAATGGTCGCTGTATGTATTGCTCCAGCAAGGTCAAAGCTGAACTTTCCAAGCTTATACACTCTGGCAGATCTGTCGGATGCAGAAGCATCACTTCTTCTTCCGAAATCAGTCTCATACAATGCAGATTTATTCTCATCATGAGCAATCATGCCCTTAGTATCAGCTTCTTTAAGTACGCCGTTAGTTACCCCCTCAAGCATTCCAATACCGGTATCATCATATGTTACCTTTTTTGAATTGTTTAGAAGCTTCTGTGCCTGGTAAGTAATATTGGATATGATCCAATCGAAAGCATCTACTACATCTAAATATTCACCTGCTGCACTCTTGCCCTCTGTAGTGACGATATCCCCTGCTTTTCTTTGAATAGTATATCCGTATACATTTCCACTCTTATTTTCATTATTAATAAGTTTCACATCCCCATCTGTTAAATTATCCGGTGTGACTCCCTTAATCAGTATGTTCTTATATGTAAAAGAACCTGACTCATACCCTGCGGTAGCTCCGACCAAAGCCGCTGCCAAATCCTGCCCTTTTGAATGAACCCCTACACAAGTTCTATCAAGCCCCTCCAGACCTGTTGCCTCTGAAATCTGTTTAACAATAGGGAAATAAATAAGCGAATCTGTAGCTTCTACAGCTTTTGCCATCTCAGCTACAGTTGAATCTCCGTCACCTAACAATGTGATTATCTGCCTTGCCTTTCCGACTAACTTTGGTATAACTGTCACCGCTTTACCGGTAGTCTCAATTATAGCTACAGTTGCCGGTGGATTATTTTGCATTTTCATAATCTGAAACAACTTATAAGCTCCTGAACCTTCTCCAAAACCTGCAGCGGTTAAATCTTTTGATTCACTATATTCCTTAAAGTCCTTTTCCCTTGTAGACTTTGAAACCACTATACAAGGGACCCCACTGCCCATAGAACCTACAGCCCCTGTGAGACTAATATTTACATTAATATCAAGCATGTAAATTATTCCTTTCCACTTCAAATTTATCTATATTTTCAACATTACCATCAAGGTAATTCATAACATTAAGCACACAATCAAATCCTTTTCTATACTCATATTCAATAGTAAGCATATTATCTCGATTATTTATGCTGCTTATTCCCGTTATACTCATATTGTTATCCTTAAGATATACTGCACCTTCAAACCAATCATGTAATTTCTGACAAAGCTCAAAGCATTCATTATCATTATCACTGTTTACAGTAAATGAATACTTCACCTCTACAGGCTTATATCTACTTTTGCCATCATCACTGTAAGTCCTGCTCTTATAGTCGATTGCGGTTACAGTAAAACTTACAAAAGGGTACTTAGGTATATGGCTTGTGATATTAGACTTCACACATATTAGATTTAACTCGTTTTTTATACCTTCACAAATAATTCTGTTGTAAGAATTCAAATCAAACATCGAAACTACTTACCCTCCTGAGTGTATAGCTGTTAAAATCCGCATAGTCTTCGCCATATAAATAACATTCCTCAACCTTAAAGCGGTTTCCGTTATGTTCAACATAAAAAGTACCATTTTCAAGGTTTATAATGTCATTGTCCTTTACAATAAACATCTGTCTATCAGAGCTTGTAAGCCTTCCGCCGCTTTCATATATCGCCCTACTTGTCATTGTGATTATGGCAGCCTTTATATCCCTTGACAACTTTTCACCTTTTACATATTCACCGGCTATATAGCTACCTTTTGAGAATGTTATCAGCTTACAAGGTACCTCATACTCAGAAATTAAGTCAGAAAAAATAAACTCCATAATCAATTACCTACAATTCTATGAGAGATAGCACCTATCATGGCTCCGGTATCCTTTAGCGGATTGCTTCCTCCATGCTGTCTATGTTCAAGCGTATATGGATGTAGCGGTGGTTCTGATTGACTTGTCGCATATTCCTTTATCTTTCCTTCAAGATTAGTTCCCAGAGCTTCAAGAATAGCGTCAGCATCAACATTACCGGTTACCATTGCACTTATAAGGTCTGTATAAGCAGATAAAGCCTCATCCTTGCCCTTATCATATCCGGTTCTTAAAAAAGCTCTTTCCGGAATAGTTATTGTTGTTGTTGATGGCTTCAAAGCAAGCCCATTGGCTTTTAAATAGGCCCTCATTTTAGGCGTTACCTGTATAATGCACCCATATTCATGTATATGTGCAAGCCAAGCCTGTTCGCCGCCAAATACACCTACCTCTATTGCTTTATTTCCAAGCTCCTTGAATGCTTCTCTGATTCTCGGTATGTAGTCTCTATTAGCCATTACTTCCACCTCGAATAACTTCCAAAAGATTTAGCTTTTCCCTTGATGAGATGCTTACCAAGAAGTTCTTTGGCTATCTGCCATAAGCCTATAGTTCCATTTATCGAACTCTCGTAACTTTTGGACATACCTCCTATACTCTCACTTGTGACATTACTTCCGCTTAATGCTCCGCTCTTCAGCATAGATATAAACTTAATAATAAAGAGTTTGGCAGAGTGTGGAAGATTACTTATATCCTCCACACTCACATCCTCACCAAAGTTAAAATCGGTATTATCTCTCAACCAGTCAGTTGCACTAAAAAAATACAGCATATCATCAACACTGACTGAATTTGCTGTAAATCCCATGGTTATTAAGTTTTCTTCCGTCAGTGTCATACGCTACTCCTTGCCTTTTGCTGTCTTTTTTGGCTTACTATCTTCAGTGGTTTCATCCTCTGTAACAGTTTCTACCACCTGATCTGTATTAACTTCTTCCATCTCTCTTTGTTTTGCAAGTAATCTTCTTCTTTGTTCAAAAAAAGTTAAACCCATAAATCACCTACGCAATCTTATGTCTGAGACAAACAATAGGAATATTCTTAAGATCAGCTACCGCTTGCCAGTTTGTTGCCGTCTCAAGGTCGCTGTTTGCTGCATAAGCAGTAGTAAATGTACCTGTAAAACTTACTCCGTTCGGATGTAATACAAATGCTTTTCTATTTACAAGCACATCCTTTGATGCCAAAATATCTCTGTCTGTCTCAGTACCTATAAGTCCTATTGGTGTTCCTTCCTGTCTTGCAAATGCACCCTGACCTACAAACATAGTGTCATAAACACCGGCATTTACCGGCATAGTGTCATCTACAATGACTCTATAACCCAGATAATACTCTATCTCAACCTTCAAATCAGAATCATACTGAGTTGTAATATCCTGATTCTTCTGAAGCTTTGTATATGTCGCAGAATGCATTACTACAATTCCAAGCTTATTTGCCGCATCACCCATCAACTGCTTTGTGTCAAGAGCTGCCTCTACACCTATTACAGCAGCTGCTCCACTCTTACTACTTATATCGTGAAGATGCTCGGTGGCTAATGCACCACCCGTAGCGAAAAGTCCTTTAAGTGCACTTAAAAATATAGCCTGTTCTCTTTCAATCCACCAATCGGATATATAATCCCCAATAGCAGCCATAGGATCAGACCCGCCTTTTACCTTTGCAAGGTCTGTAGCAGACCAAGCCTTCTGTCTAATTAAAAGAGTTGCTCTCTCATTACCTGTCTTGATACCATCAGGAGTCATTGTATCTTCTCCAAATATCTCATCATCTCCTGATAAAGGCTTATAAAACGGCATCTGAATCATATTTCCACCGAGTGGAGTTCCGTTTATAAGTCCTGCAACTCTTTCATCGGGTACCGCAATACCTGATTTAACTAACGCTGATACCTTAGTGGTTCTTTCATTAATGTACGCTGTAAACTTCTCCGGTACAATAACCATATCTGCAAATTTTGTTCCTGGCATGAATTATTCCTTTCTTCCTATGCATTAGCAGCAGCTCTTAATACCTTTGCTCTTTCCGGATCTGCCGCCTCTATTTCAAACTGTTTTGTTATGTTAAAGCTTTCCTTTTTCCAAGGATTGTAGTCCTCGCCATTGCCACCACCCTTGTGAACATCTCTTCCTGATTCCTTAAAACGCTCTTCAACCTTTTCCTTGACAAGCTTCTCAATGAGCAACGAGAAAGCACCCACACGCTTTTTAGTCTCCTCTTCATCAGAACCAAGAACCAACTGTACAATATCATCACTGTTATCAAGCCCCTTAGACTTAAGCTCCTGAGTCGCAACATACTTACATTGCATCAGTGCAAACTCGCGCTCTTTCTTTTCCAAGGCTCTACGCTTCTCTTCATCCTCAAGCTTACGCTTCTCATCTTCAGACAGCTTATCGTTCTTAAGCTTATCATATTCAGCCTTGAGAGCATCATATTCAGCTTTTTTAGCATTACCCACACGATTAGCTTCCCTATCCTTCTCAGACTGTAAAAGTTTTTGAATATAGGCCTTTGTTTTATCATCTAAGTCATCAAGCGGATCCGCTTCGGACTCCTTATCTTCAAGACCAAATTTCTTCAGTAACTCTTTGTACTCCTCACTTGTGATAACACCATCAGCAAGCATCTTCTTTAACTTCTCTAAATTCATAAATTTTCCTTTCGAGGCTCACTATTTAAATAAGCCACCTATATTTGCGGAGTGCAATCTCTTATCCCACCTTACGGAGTCTTAAAGCATTGCCCACCAATTTATTGCAACAAAAAAGCACCCTAGTTTAGGTGCTTAAAAATTACTGTTCATCAATACTGTTTGCTAGTTCTTGCAACTCATTCCAAATTTCCTTATCCAAATCTCTTAATAGCTCTTGGTTTGTGTCAAGCCCGGGCTTCCAAATTCCATCGTCTTTTGCTTTTTGAATTATTCTCTCTGCTTTTCTATTTCTCTTTGCAATAATCTTCCTTGCTTCCTCATCTGCTTCTTTTTTTGTCACTGTTCCCACCTCCGGTAACCAAAACCTCCTGATTTTGCTTTTTCTATTACACAGGCATGCCTAAAAGCATAGAAGTCTCTCCAATCTTCCGGTGTTTGGTCAATATGAGAGCTTCTAGACATTTCATAAACATACTTCTCATCAATACCCCTTAGGACATTTAATTTATAGTCATTAAATAAATCTATATCACTATCGCTAAATGAATATTCATTTCTTGAATCTAGCGGGTGATTGTGAGTCATATATGCACCTATGAGCTTATCCCCTAGATCCACTTCCGGATATACCCCATCCAAGTCACCAAAACATCTTATCACATCCCCATCAAGTGTAACAACAATAGCATTTTCTATAGGTTCTTTTCTGATTATTTTCTCATATTTTTTAAGAGTTTTCAACACTTCTTTTTCGCTGAGATTGATGTGTTCTAGAAATTCTGGAGGCTTATGACCTTTATCTATCGAAATACCAGCATGTAGACCCTGAATTTTCCTCACCTCATAGCTTACAAAGCACCTACAGTTTATATCTTCACCTGCAACTCCGCTCATCCCCGGACTCATTGTAGTAGCTCCTGAAGGAAGGGTAAATGGCTCATTAACAGGTACGCTCTGACCTTCCATCTTCACATGGTTATATTTACCGTTACCGATAGAGTATTTCCAACCTTTTTTGGTCTTTCTTGATACATTGGGTCTCACTCGTTCATCTTTCATGGTATGCCAAGTCTTTACCATCACAAAGCCTTCAGACTCTAACCTGTTATGCAATTCTTTAGCAGCATCCTGATTGCCTTGTTCCCTTACTCTATGGGCTTCAGTCCTGACAATCCTTATGGACTTGCCATAGCTTCCGCCTGCACCATCATCCCCTATCAAGGTCTTTTGTACTCTCTTGGCCATGGTGTCATACCTGTCGCCAACTGAAAGCCCTACGCCTACTGCTTGCTGTATTCCATAGATTATATTCGCTCTATTCTTCTCAAGCTGTGCTGATAAGGTAAGTCCGTGTACAGGGTTATTTACTGCTGCTCTTAGAGCTTGTGGCTTCACTGATTGAACCTGTGCAAAAGTTGTGACCAAATCCTTATCATCTACAGCCTTATCAACAGCCTGCACCATACCGCTATACACATTTGAGTAAGTCTGTTCTACCAACTCGGTTATAAGCTTTTTCTCTGCCTGAGTAACATCATTCATCTTTGATGCTACTTCCTGTAACAGTCTTGCATCAAGTGCGTCTTTGTGAAGTCTTGCATATGTCAACATCCCGTTCTCATCAGAGTACTTTGCATATACGGTGCCAAGATGTGACTGCAAGTCCTTTATAAGCCTTTTATACAGTTTCTTTAGTTGATTAACCGCCTTTTCTTCCCTGTGTTCCTCAATACGCCTAACAGTATAAAGAAACTTATCAAGATTCGTTGTCTCCATTATCGCCCTCTAAGTCATCTGCATTCTCATCATTATCATCGTCAGGAGAGAACATATCCACCGCATCCTGCTTCTTCTTTTCTTTAAGTTCCATCAGATAATCAATATCATCTACAAAGCTTAGGTAATTATAAGCAATCTCATCCGGCACACCTGCATTAATTAGAGCCTGTACTGCATTGGCTTCACTTGCAACATCAACAGGGAAATTCCTCTTATATTCTGAATAGCACTGTAAGTAATCGAATACTATTCCTCTCTTGTTAAATGCTGAACCAATCACCTTAAACATATAGGTATCAGCTCCGCTTATCTTTGCTTCAAATGCACCACACTTTGCTTCAAATGCAGTAAGCTTAAATTTGAGCGATATTCCCGAAGCACTTCCAAAGCTCTGATCATTAAGATTAGGAGTCTTTGAAAACCTGTATATATTTCTCTCAAGCCTGTCTAAATGGTGTTCATTAAACCCATCATTTATATCTTTAGTAAGGTAATAAACACTGTGTGCACTACCCTGAAGTACAGGCGGAATAAGAATAGATCCGCTTACTTTAGATTTTATAATCTCCTCATCCGATATATCCACTCCGTCAAATACTTGCTGTGCCTGTGTATTGCCTTCCGCATCATTTGCATTATCCGATACTGTCTGATCATACTCATCAATAAGAGTAAGTACCCTTTCCGCACTGCTCATCATCTCTCCGTTTAACGGTATCAACTGAAGTGGGCAATAATCAAATAGATGAGCTTCCGCCTTTATAAACTGAAAAGCTCCCGGAGTCCCCTCAAAATAATAAATACTTTTAGCATCATAACCTTCAGCTTTCCATTTCTCGACCCCGTCTATATCTGTATAACTGTAATACCTTACCGCATAACTTGGGCTTTGCACCTTGTCCTTACTCACCACAAAACACTCAAAAGGCGGTACAACCATGCAAGACTCTTCACCGTCTTTGTTGATATAAAAAAGGCGACCCGCATATCCGCACACCGACGCATACTTGGTCACCTCTTGATTTAGGTCATAAAAATTATTGCTTGTTATAAAATCGGTTAAGCACTTTTGAGCTTCACTGACCTTATCCTCTCCACCTGTTTCTTCCAGCGAGTCATTATCGGTGGCATAACTGTATGCAGCAGCTTTTCCTGCAAAATATCCAATCATAACATCATTTATCTCACCAAAGAAATCATGGTTAAGTCTGTTGTTTAGCTGTTTTCCGCCTAATGCTTCCAAATCCTTATCTATGAACCTTGGCTCTCGTCCAAATATAGGCACTTTGTCTTCATAGCACTTATATCTCTCGTACAAGTTCTTTGTATGCAAGCGATTTGTTGCATGCCTTGCCGTAAGTTTGCTGATAAGCTCCTCTGTTATTCCGTCCCTGTCAAGTGCCTCTATAAACCCTGTGAAATCAGGATAGTCCTCATTTCTTTTCATTTTTTACCTCCTTCCTGTTTTTTATTTTTTTATCATAAAATGTTTTACCGTTCGGCAATATTGTAAGTCCGCATTTATAGCAAACCCGTACATCTCCGTGTGTGACAAAACAATGGTGGCACATTAAAGCCTCCTTCCTGCTACAGCCTTACTCTTAAATGAAAGTGGCTCTAACGCATATCTCATAGCATCCATAAGATGGTTAAAATCATCAATAGGCACATTTATCTTTTCACCCGTTTTCTTATCGGTGTCCCAAGTGTAGTTGCTTATTTCAGTTATAAAATTCACGCATTTGGGATGAATAATGATGTGGTACCCTTGGATAAAATCAATGCCGTTTCTAATACTGTCGGGACCTTTGATAGCAGGAGTTACCCTTTGTAAACCTAATTGCCTTAATCTGTCTATACTCTTTTTCTCCGCACTGTCGGCTCTTATACGCTCTTTGGCATACCCCATCTTAGTAACTTCATCCGCTATAGCTTCGTTGCTCATGCCCTTCTTATACATCTCATCAAATACCCAAATAGTCTTGCTCTTTGTATCTACAAGGCCACAGAACAAAGCACTTGGATTATTTGTATAGCCAAAGTCAAGTCCGAATACCGACTGTATTGTTGATATCTTCTTAACTTCATTTATATCAAAGGCTTTCTCTTCCCAGTTTTCATATACAAGACCGTCTACTATTCCCCACTCTCCAAGGCCTGCAACCTGATACCTTCGTGGGTTGTTCTTTTTCATTGACTCAAATACCTTAAGATCGGCTTTGTCAAGCCACTCGTTACAAAGATAATTTGTAGTCATTGCTAAAACTTCATCATCAGGAGTATCAAAGAACCTTTTCTTTATCCAGTGATGCTCATTCCAAGGATTTAGGGTGATTGTTATCTGCTTAAACAACTTTACATCATCAGGAATAGCACCTCTTATCGACTCATCAAGCATATTAAAATCATTTTCATTTGATATCTCATACGCCTCTTCAAGCCACATCCAACAAAGATACCCTTGCTCTACTGTGATTGATGTAATCTTCAGCGGATCATCAAGACCTCTGAAGTAAATCTTTTGCCCTGTCGGTATGTAAGTCATTTCAAGCGGTGATTCTTTCACTTCCCAGTGGTTTTTTACTTTCAGCCTCCTTATCGCCCATTTAAGCTCTGTGAAGCAACTATCCTTTAAAGTTCTGAACACTTTACGGACCACAAGCAAATTAGCCTGCGGATACTTCATGATTGCCCATATATACCATAAAGCCGCTGTCTTTGACTTCTTACTCGCACGACTACCCTTACAGACTCTGTATCTGCCTTTGTATCGCCAATATGTGCCGTATCCCTTGCCTACTACCTCAGGCAGGTGAATCTTAATGACATCAGTCTTCAAGTTCATCACCCCCGGATATAATTACCGGCACATTAGCAGTAACATCTAACTTATCTTTAAACAGCCCCATCCTCTTGCCTAAAAGTTCAGCAGCCTTGAGCCTTTCTTTTTCATCAGGTGCTTTCTGCATAGGCTTAGCCCTGCTCACTCCTTCGCCTTGCCCCTCTATAACGATAATCTCCGACTGTGTTTCACCTCTCAGTACTGAGGTAAGGTAAGCAAGGACTTCCTGCTGGTCTGCAATCTTTTTGTCTGATAATTCCTTGAGTTTTTCGTCAATAAGCTTTTTTATTTCAGGTTTCTTCAAGTTTTCAAGGCCTATAGAGTATGCCGTCTTCTTGCTATACCCTGCCTTTATAGCTGCCTCTGTCGCATTTCCACTGATGATATATTCATCAGCGAAGCGTTGCTGTTTTAATGTCAGCTTCATATATCATCAGCTCCTTTCTGTAATTTTACATCAAAAAAGCACCTACCCTCTTAAAGGTAAATGCTTTATCTTAATCCATATTATCTTTCTATTATTTCAGTAAGTGCATCTTGTAGCACTTGTGAAAAATTTATATTCTGTGCGATTGCTGCTTCATTCATCCATTCAGGAATAGTAAGTGTTTTCTTAACAGCTTTATTGTTGTGCATACGTCTGTATGTTTCAATATCTCCAACGATATACGATACAAAAGATTTATCCTCAACTTTTATATCTAACATATTTGAAGGCTCCGGAATGGATTTTCCCTCTCTCTCATAGCGATATAGTATCATTGATAATACATCTTGAGCATTTAGTACAGCATCATTTATATCATCACCACAAGTATAGCAACTTTCCAAATCTCTAAACTCTACAGAATACATTCCGTTATCCTCTTGTGTGAATACAGCAGGATATACATACTTTTTCATATTAGA